CTGCATAATAGAATCCATTTGCATAAATTACACTATTCAATTGATCCGGTGCTATACTAATTGGGCTAGTATCAAAACTAGCATCATCAAATGCAGCCGTGTCAAATAGTACAGGATTACCAGTTGTTATCCAATTTTGTGCATCAAAGCTAACTATCATTGGATTAGCTTTTGTTTTAGTAGTAACTACGTATTGATCGTTAAAATATGATATTCCAGTAACATTCAATACTACATCGGCAATCTTATAGTTTTGCCATGTTATCCCATCATTACTAATTAACACAAATGAATGATCGGCTGAATCTCCTATGGCTATATAACGATTACCATCATTTAATATAGCCTTGATATTAGAATCACGTGGATAAAACGGTTGATCCTTCAATTCAAAATCTAACGGTAATTCATCGTCAGGGCTAAAAGTATTACCATAGTACGTATTATTAGGATATGATATACCTTTAACTAATTGTTGCAAATCTTTAGGTGGCATATTAATTGCCGGCTCATAGTATGCAACAATTCTATCAAGTGCATTCAATAATCTGTCATCGCTTTCAAGTTCTACCCATTTAGATTTTATAAATGTTCTATCATTATTACTTTCAATACAACGCCAAACTTTGTTATCATAAGTAACAATGGACGTTGAGTCATATTTAAAACTCATACCATAATATATTGGCTCAGGAGCATATGCAAAATCACTGGCTCCACCTTCATATATAAATTCAGAATATCTAACTGGAATTCTCATTGAAATATCTTTGTATACTTCTGCTTGTGACTCGTTAATTGGATTCAAATAGTAAAGATTGAATACTCCAACTGCGGAACCAGAGATTCTAGCATATTGAATGCCACCGGGTTGAAGACCGTCGACTGCATCAGTATAATCAATGTTAATGATAGCATCATTTTTTCCAGTGACACCTCCCAAACTTGCACCCGGAACAACAATAGTATCATTGGCTCTATAAATAGAACCTGTATCTAGAATTTTAATGAAGTAATTATTTGCCAATCTACCAGGATTAAATCTAGGTCTATATATTTCAATCTTGGCCCCACCAGCACCAGTGTCATCATATACATACGGTGGAATTACACGATAGAAATATATGCTTATGCCTCTTAGTTGACCGGGTTTAATTATAGTTGGTGAATAATCTAGTTCTACAACAGCATTATTTGATGAGTTAACTACACCTGTTATTGGCAATACTGCACCTTGAAAACTAGCCAAATGTGCATCAATAGCAAGCCCTGACGTACTAAAAGTTTTAATTACACCCGTGTTTACTGGTGTACCTGTTACTGTACATGTATCTACTTTACCATTTGATGATATGCTAGTAACTCTAATAGTTAAATTGTTAGCAGGGGTAGTACCGTTAAATCTACTGCCATCCATGTAAATCAAATCGTTAACTTGATACCCTGTTCCATAATAGAAAGGATCAATAATTGCAGTATATGTAGAACCGTTAGATGTGATATTGAATCTAGCATTAACTCCACTACCATTGGTGCTATCTTGTAACTGACGCACATATGTTCTTTCAATTGATGTTACTGTAATTACGCAATCATTAGTTGTATTGGCCCCGGCTAATCTAGAACCTAATATTCTAATAACATCATTCTGTCTATATGCCGCACCTACAGTTGTCATTGTAACTGAATAGTTACCACCCAATAATACATTATTGATAGTAAACTTGGCATCGGTAGAACCACTTAAACTTGCGGCAGCAGTCATGTTAGTATAAGACCTGCTATAGTATAATAATGACATATTACTTGAACTCTTGTCATTATTTGTTCTACTATAAGGACTTGACCAAAATTCATCAGGCTTCCATGCTTGAATCTTTGGAACGTAGCTTGTTCTATCAAAACGCAATGTATTTTGAATTCCTCTAACTAAACTGTTACTTGTTATAGGTATAGCACGTGCAGTAAGTTCCATTCTATACTCAGTAGTTACAGAAACTACTGGTGGTTTGAATATCATTTTATCAGTACCACGAATACTGTTAGCACGTGTTTTATGTAAAGTAATTGATATTATTTCTTCTTCTTCTACTTTAGCTACAACATATACATAATAGTAACCGTTTTTTATTGAACCATTATTTGTAGATAATGCGGTAACTCTTATTAAATCACCGGTTTCAAAGAAAGTCGTAGGGACTAAAACCGTATTGTTAATATAGTTAATTCTAGTGTCAGTAAAGTCAACTGAATAACTACCTGAAATTATAATCTGCGGAGATACTGGATAATTCTCACCTGGGTCTACTACTTTAACACCTATTACTTTATCTCCTGCCATGATAGGCAATAGATTTGCTTCACGGGTAGGTGCTGGATATAAATCAGTATCAACATATGCAGTTACTGTTGGAGGGTCAATATAATTACGTCCGGTATCTAATACCACAACACCCGGTAGATCCATATATATTACTGCGCCTGGATAATGCTCGGTCACACTTGAATTGTATAATCCTCGTATCACACCCGATACTACACCTGTTTCTCTATCTACACCGGCGTATCCAATCAACTCATCGTCAACTTTCATTATACCTTGAATTGGAATTCCTCTAGCATTATCTAACTTTAATAAGTTACTAGTGGTTTTCATATAGTTTGCTAATACAGCAACTGATGAATTTGGGACTGACTCTAATTTTAAACCATAATGATTAAACCAGTTTTGATATTCAGTGTTTTGCCAAATAGTATCAGTAAATAAAAATTCATTGTTAACTGTGCTAATGTCAGAGAACTTTAATTTAGGAGTTTCAAATCTATCAATACTAGCATTATACTTAGGAGGTAAATCAAAGTCAGTTATATCTCCTGTATAAGGATCTAATCCATTATACTTGAATCCAAATTCTTTAATAATACTGTGATATGGTTTAACTTCATTGACAAAACCACTAATCAAGTTTTCATTGTCACGCTGATATTTCTTTTCTTGCTCTAGGTTACGCACTGTATATACTACATCTGCAAAACTAGTTTTGTTTAACCATGGCAAGTAGTTATGAGCATCTGTGTTTTCACTTTGAATATACTCAAACATCAATATCAAACTCTTATTTCTATACTCTAGTAAAGGACCTGTATAGATTTGTTCGTTCAATGCTCTGATAATATTTCTAGTTTCAGTTGAAGGATATGAATCATATGATACTGTATCATAGAAGTTATCACCAAAACCAATCTTATTAGTTTGATAATCCCATAACGTATCTAAGAACTTGATTGTACCATCTTGTAAGCCAACTCTAATCCAAGCACTATCTGTATATGAATATACTTCTCGTTTATCCTGACCGTTCTTAGCAACACCTACCAATAAGCCTTCTTTAGGAGTTAATCTTAATAAATCAGGATATGATGCTACTTCTATTGCAGTCTTAGACTTATCGCTATATCCCTCTGCCCACCAATATATGTGTGTCCAGTAATCTCTAGTATTATGATAATCACCGTATTCAGTTAAGAATGTTAAATTACCAAATTCACTTATAGTGTATTTTGCCAATATGCTATTAGCATATGCCAAATAATTTTTCAAAGCATTAAATCTATTGATGAAGAAGCCTTGTCTTGGGCGTACATTGACACCTATTTGCAAATAGCTAGGTAAATTAATATTAGGTACAGTGGCACCAGTTTCGTCTACGCCTGACAAACTATCTAAGAATCTATCATATAAACTTTCAGGATATGTGTAGCCACGTAGTTTATTAACAAAGCCTGGTAAAAAGTCTTCCGGATAGTTACTTCTTATCAATTTGTATTCATTATGTGTTTCTACTTCCCCGGAACCAGTACTAAATCCAATGTGCATATTTGTATTCAGACCGTTGATATATTCACGGCTATTATACAACGCAAATGTGTCTGGTTTTAATGGAGCAAAATAACTTATACCTGAACTTTGTGGGTTAGAAATATATTGTTCAATAACACTATCAGTTAATGTTTTAGTTCCGTATAACGTGTTGGTTTTTCTTACCCAGAAATAATATCTAGGTACTAAGCTATTATTTGAATTGATAGCGAAAGTAACTGTATAACGTTCTAAATCATATGGGGTGCCGACACCTGTGTAGAATGCCGGAGTAACATCACTTTCAATCCATGTGTATACTGCTACAGTACTTCCCGGGAATACATTACCCCAATGTTTAGCATTATACACTAAATCATCTTGATGATAATTCATAAACTTGACAGTACTAATATCAAACCATAATTTACCAACTTGAGTGTTACTCCAAACTATACTGCCATTTACAATAGCAGGATTATTATAGCCTGCAGGATCTACTACAGATATAAAATCTAAATTTTCTGCTACAACACCCAATAATTTACCACGCAATGGGTCAAAATAATCTAACGAATCTAAATTACTATCATCTATGTTAGAATACAATTGAATGCGTTTAATTTTATCAACATCTACTATAGGGCTAGATTTTCTATGTGCTGACCAATTTGGTTTCTTCGCATCATTAACATAAATTACTGCTCTTCCGCCCACGTTATCAGCCTTAAAGTTAGGACTACCAACCATAACTACATAATCATTAAATGCAATTGCTGAACCATATAATGGTTTTTTACCATAGTCAGACTCTAAATCGTTTAATGATTGAGCATAGATATATTGTCCAGTGTTCAATAGACTTTCAGCATATGGCTTCACATAATCATACATGTATACAGCACCTGCCTCAGTGAACTCATCTTCAAACTTAGTTAAATGATTATCAAATACAGTATCGTTGTGTGAATAGTCATCATCGCTAAAGTCAAATTTGGTGCTTACAAATCGTGAACCAAAAGGTGCAGATACAATAAAGCTATTAAACTCATTAAATTTTACTAAATGTCCAAACCCAGTGCTATTTTGCTGATGTGGGTTTCTGATAACCTGTGTCTTTGTATACGGAGCGATCCCCATTAGATAGTAATAAGTACCATTGAATACTTGCAGTGATATTTTGTTATTGTCAGGGAATAGATTCATATCACGCAATCTGATAACCAATCTATTATCTTCGGTTACATATGCAAACACGTTAGTTATTGTTGCAATATTAATAGCATCCGCAATATCATATGCATCACCGTTTGGAATAGGTACACTATATCCGTTAATTAACAAATAAGTTGCACCTAATACGTTATTGGCTGCGATAAATGCGGTGACTCTGCCAAATCGTTTACCTTCATTAGTATAACGATATACTGCACCTTCTTGACCTGCTGGGGCAGATGGGATAGCGCCTTCTCTGGCTGTTGCAGTAGTTATTCCACTACGGTCATACGGTGCACCAACAATCAATTCACTGCCTGTGCTGTTACATGATACACTTGTACCAAATTGTTGTCCTGCTATTACTCCATTCCAACCTTCATAGCTTGCCAATTGTTGTTCTAATACAAAATTTACACTGCTTAATGATACAATATCACCTGCTTTAACGCGCGGGCCAATTAATACTAGATTCAATATAATTATGTACTTACTCTTTTCAATTCGTACACCATTGATATATAGTTGACTTCCACGACCAGGACTCCATGGTAAGTATAATGCATAAAATGAGAACGGCGGACTATCATATTGCACGGTCCATGTTTCAACTAATCGTGAATGTACGTATACGTATCCAACGTCAGCAATTACCGGTAATTCAGGATTAGCTGACCATCTAAAGTTAGCCTTAGGGGCGCCTACAAATAGTTTTGTTCCATCATATGTAGTTGCAATACTATAACCGTACTTGTCTCCAACTTGGCTAAATGTACCTGCATTAATCAAATTCAATATTGAAAAATTATTGTTTACAGTACGTATGTAAGTATCCATTACTTGTGTAGAGCCGACTGTAAATAACACAGTTGGTGCAATATTATAACCAATACGTTCAACAGTATGAATAGTAGTCGCATCTGTACCACTATCATATTCGGCTGTTATCACAGTTACATACTTTAATAATGCTGCCGGTGTATATACTTTGATTGCATTAGAATTATTATTAGTAAATGAAGTAGTATTCAATGAATCTAAATATGTAAACAAATCGACATAGATATAGGCATTGATAGGTGTGAAGAACTTAGAATTTCCGCCGGTATATAATGTGTTTCCACCAAGCAAGTACGGATCAGAATTTTGCCCAATAGAATTAATTTTATAATCAGCAGGATCACTATCCGCAGAGAATGTTATTGATGTATCATTGGGTATATACCCGTTACATAACAAATAGTATTTTCTATGATTGTTCAAAAAATCTATTAAATTTTGATTAGTTAATCCTAAACCTACTCCAGTAGAATATGCACTCTCAGCAGATGCTTGTTTAACTATAACAGTTACACTATCACCTAAGGTTAATGCATTGTTGAATACAATTTCAGCTCCGCCCGCTAATAACGGGGTCAGTGTATAAGTAGATGAACTTTGAGTTACTGTATTAATCTTAACATCAATTACAGACTTACTATTAGGAACAAATGTTAAGACAAACGATTTAGTAGAATAATTTGATACTGTGAAATAGTTTCCTTGAGGAATATAACCAAACTCCATTACATATGAAGTTTTATATTGTGAATACTTATAAAAGGTTACACGTCTGCCGGGCTTAAATGCAGCCGCAGTTAGTCCTGTAACATGGTTACCTTTAACTACAAACTGTTTATCTAATGGAGTTGTTGTGTTTTTTAATACAATACCTGTAAATGTGTTTACTAAATCAACATCACGTTGAAATGCAATGATACTGTTAAAATTAATAGCACTTAGGTATAAGAAGTTACTGTCTCCACTGAACGCCATACTAGTACCAATATCAGATTGACCAACGGTTATAACCTGTTCTTCAACTAATGCTTCAACCTCAGGCATTTGTACAATACGATACACATATATTTGAGTGCTAGAATTGCCCGGACTTGATACAACCATAAACTCATCATTACGTGCAATAGTTTTGCCAAATGGCGCAGTTTTAGTAATAGTGTTTCTTAATAAGAACCCACCATTGGCTGCTTTGATATATTGATATAGTTTTCCAGCGCCTGGATCGCCGACAAAATATCCTAACTTAGGAATATATGCAACACTTGTGCCAAATGTTTCGTTATTCAAACTTCTAGGATTAGCATTATTAAACTTCGAAAGTTCATAGTTCAATGTTTTACGGTACACAACCCAGTCGTTGTTTACATCTTTATCAATCCATACTGTATTCTTATTGTATTCACTATCCATTAATGGTAGTTCTAATAATTTTGTAGGGCTAGACAATCGCTGACTTTGTAATTTAAACACCATACCAGTGCCAGATGGAGTTATTAAGTTGATAGTGTTTACTATTGCTAAATCTACAATAATAGTTTTACTATTGCCTATGGCTGACACAACATAATATCCGTCTACTCTATAATCGTAATTAATAATACCAATTGCATCATATTTTGATAAATTGTGCGGTCTGTTAAAAGTTATGGTGACTGTATCATTTAGATTATTAAGAACTGTTGTTATTGTAGCTCCCAAAGATACAGGGGTATATACATTCCAATCCCCTTGTTTATCAGCAATCCATATATAATCATTAGCGTATACATAACCTACTGTATTCTTATCTAAGCGTTCTATCGTGTATCCTGTTAATGATACATCATCTAAATTTACATATCCACTATTAGGCATTGCTATCAACGGATCATTAGTAACAACGGGCATTACATTAGTATTGTTTAATATTCTTCCATAGTTTACTAAACTGTGTAATGGTACTTGTTGGTGAGCGCCCGTCACCGCTACTCCATTAGTAATACCAACTATAGCTGGGTTACCTGTCATCATTGTTTCATTTAGGGTGAACTCTATAAAATTGTGATTTAATACTCCACCATACTCTGCTGATTTAATAGCCCAGTTTTCATAGATATCATATTCTAAAGTATGGTTCTGTAATTCAATTCCTTGTAGTATGTCTAGACCGTCTCTAGTACCTTTACTACCAATCATATTTTTATAAACACCAATTTGTGAACTATCGTTCAAATTAGCATCAGCTAGATAATTGCGTGGTCTATACCCAATCAATGAGAACCCTAATATGTCTCCATCGCTTTCTAGATTTCCTCTAAACTCATCATAGTACAACATTGATTCGTATGCTCTAGTACTAGGATTAGGTAATAATCCCTCATGTATGTTATTATAATTTGTTTTTAACCAATAGTTATAATTAAAGGTAGTACTAGGAGCAATGGTTAATTCATTAGCCATCCAATATTCACGTTTGAATCTTACTATCGTTCCCTTATTATATTTTACATTAGGTGTCCAATCTAAAACATTATTCTCATTTAGAATAAATCCAGGTGCAGTTATGGTGCCGTCCCAATCACTAGTTTTAGTACCTCTAACATATAATCGTTGTTGACGTAATCCCGTAGTTAAGTTAAAAATCACATCATTAAATACGGTTTCATTATCAAACACTACTACATGTTCTGTATTGCTTAAATCCAATTGAGCATAATTGATACTATCACCCTCAATCAATACCTTAACGTCAAAGTCATTGTCTTTTCTAAGAATAGACAAATCTTTTATTTGTATTGGTAATGAATTTTGATTCAATATAAAATTATCACGTGCGTATGACAATGATTGCACTACGTAATTTTGTTTAGTGATAGTTAAGTTATTAGCACATGGATTTAGATTGATAGAGCTTCCTACTTCCCAACCAGATTGATTCCAATATAAGAATTCGACTATCATTTGCTTCCAATTCAATTCAGTAGAATTTTCTACATCCATGAATTTTAATCCTTGTGTCTCTAAATATTTTCCATAATTGTTTACAAAAATAGATAGTGATTGTTCGCTAGTAAATTCGTGACCATACTCTAGTATTCTAACTTCAGTTGTAAAATCTGAAGGTAATTGTATTGTCGTTGAACCCATACTGACTTCAGTATAACTACCACTGGAGATAGGTACTAGATATTTGAAGTATGCTTTGTTTTGACTATTTCCGTATACTCTAAAACCATTATCAGTTTTTTGCACAATAACGCTACTATATATGATAGTATCGTCAGGTTCATTTCTATATAGTAATATGTCATAACTATCATCAGGTATCAATAAACTATTATTCTTGCTGTTTGGAGAACCCTTTTCAACATAGAAATTCAATTGATTCTTATCACTGTACCCGGCAAGTTTATATACCAATCTAACATCCAAACTAGATAACAATGAATTCAGTATAGTGCTGCCTTCAAGTCCATATTGTTGCAGATAATCTACCATCCAATTTAAGTAACTATGTGATGCAGTTGTAGCATCAGTGCCGTATAATGTTACAATGTCAGTAGTAGTTCTACTTCTATTATTAGCCAAATATTGTTTGAATTCTGTGTTATACTTGTATGTGTCTAAATTCAATCCCAAAGAGAAGAACATTGCAGGTTTAGTTAATGCAAATAATCGCATTAAATCAAAAGGCCATGTGCTACTTTTTAGATAAGCATACTCAGCCGGGCCAACATCTCCTATCTTCCAATCTTCTTTGAAAGAACGTTGATTATAATTGTTAACTACTGAAGTAAACGGGCTTAACAAATTACCATGCTTATCTACTGGTATAATTTTAGATAGTTCTGGTCTAACTCGTTTAGTATTAATGTACGGGTCTCCGTCATTCCAAACAAAACCTTTACTTAAATCATCCCATAATAAATCATTGGTACTAGTATAAGGAGCATTACCATAACGACTAGCCCACCAATTTGGTTTGTTAGGTAAACCTAACATTTCCCACGGTGTGAGATGAGGTGATACTGTATCATATAACCAAAGATATATTGATCTCCAGCTTCCTCGATTGAATGGTAAATTATCTAACTTATTAGTAGCTTTAGTGTAATTCCATGTATACTCATCAGTACCATCATAATACTGTTGTTTAAATTCTATACGATTTAATCCTGCCCAATTCAAGAACATTGTATTATACAATGTCATAAATTCTTCACGTGAATATTCTGTTTGTCTAAAGTACCCACCAATAATATCATCTTGCTCAATAGGAATCTTAGCGTTTACTTTAATATTGTTATAGATTCTCATTTCAAACTCATACAACACTTTATCTCTAAAATCTTGCAAGAATCCATCATTATATTCTCCGTACAATCTAGTCAATGAACCGTCATGTCCTTTTAACATAAATGTAGGTTGTAGATAAGTATCATCTAAAATAATATCAGGTATATATGTTGGATATAATCCTAATTTTGTAGGTGTGTTAGGAACAAAACTTCCGTATGTTTGGTTATACTCTTTAACTGTGACTACATCATTTTCGACCAACTTAGTCATTACCAACAAATAAGGATCAGTTTCAGAAAGAACATAATCTACATTTCTTATCATTTGTATGACTTGGTTTATGCCATTTTTAAACCTAGATACATAAACTAATACCCCATTATAATTTGCATTTGAAAAGTCGTATGTTTTAGTTAAAGGATAAACTGTATCACCAATCCCTACTTTGAAAGTGTATGTGTTGGTAACATATGCTGTTTTACTAGGTAGCATGTCACTCCAAAAGAAAGGATTACTTTCACTTTTGGTACTTGATATAATATCTAATGCATCATCCAGCATATCAGAACCTGATTGGTAAGGAGTATAGTTTTCTCCGTTAACAGTAGATACTAGTAATGACTTAAATTTTACATATTCGGTAGCGTTGTATGAAACACTATTAAAGAAATTATAACTTTGCTTTCTTATAATAGCAGCCGGGGTAGGTAATGAAGCACTGTTTTGAACGATTCTCATTCCGTATGGCACTACGTTTCCTAAGTCTCTATAATTGTTTGCGCCGAAAGCGGCACCGGTTAAGTTAGGTACATTATTGCATATACTTTTGAAATGTCCGCGTATATCGCCCGAATTTATAAGAGATATTTGTGAGTTGAATGGGTTATGATCCAAGTTACTAGGTATTTGATAATAACCGGTTGAACTAACCTGATCGCTATATATCATAATATCAACAGTAACACCGTTGGTCAATGTATCATTTATTTGAATTATAGTTGTATTTGCAGTAGTGCTTACGGTATAACCAGAAGTATCTATTCTGTTATTATCTACATACACAATGATAGTAGGCCATTTTGTAGTAGATGAATCTTTTGCCGCAATATCGCAAACAAATGTTTGATTACTGATTACTGCATCATTGTATAACAAATTAAATATTTGATATTGAAAACTTTTCTCTACGGCTGTTTCCCAACCAATCTTACGTTTGTAAGAATCTTTGGTTATAAATTGATGAACATAACCAGTATTCACCGGTTGATTAATTGATAATCCATCATACACATAGTTAAAAGTTGCACTATTTAGTGAAACGTCAAACACGATATCACTTATATTTCCTACACCACTATATCGAATAGGGAATTTTAATACAGTATCATCTACTCCTGAACTTTCTGCATATTGAAACAGTGTACAACCAGTGAAGTCCGTACCTGGATAATATTCCAAATTGCTAAAACTTATACCATTACTATCAAAAATATCAAACAACGGTGGTTGATTAATTCTTTCTTTTCTTTGGGCACTGATCCACTTATCTCCGTCAAAATATAAACTATATCCGCTGTTACTAGTACCTTTAGTAATAATGATTTGATCCAGATAGTCTACATCACCGTCGACCGCTTTACTCAAAGTAACAATTCGTTGACCGTTAACTAATGCTACGGTAGCTACATATATTTTATTTCTAACTTCTATATTATTGTCTTTAGCAAATACAATTCTTGCGCCATCATATAATAATGAGTCAGCACCGTCTGGATGATAATTTGTATTTCCACCTGATATAATTGATAATGCATCAGTTGTTGTATTATCTAAATAATCAACTGGCATTTTACCAGTACTACCAGAATTTAATAATTTTAAATCTGGATAAAACTCAATAATAGGTCTTTTTGCTCTGCTATCTAAACTAGTTAGTGCTTTATTGGCTATAGGACTTCTAGTGTTATTTGCTACTATAGTGTTTAATACGTCAACATGGAACCACCGATTACTACGACTCCATGCATTTCTATCTATACTACTACGGTTAATAGTAATATAATCTTGTTCATATGGTACTTGACTTGAGCCACCAAAAGATTGTTGGTCATATGATACTTCATCGAACGGAGAATTAAATGATTGACTAAATGGTTCAGGTACTATAAGGTCGCTGACCGGAACTAGTGTTATTTTTGTTCCAACACCCTCAACATAATACAAATCATTTAAATATTTTTCAGGATACACTCTACCAGTGAATCGAACTTTTAGTCCATTAGAGAATTTAATTCCATTTGGGCTAATATAAGTACTGCTACCCAAAATATCTTCAACATTTAATAACGCATCAACTGAATTATCAACTATCTTAATTTTTCCAAATTTAAACTTACTACTAGTACCTTGATAATATAATGTATCTAATCTAGCTGTAATATTTGGAATCAATATCATTTCACCTAGACTATTTTTAATAAAACTTCTAGTAATATATTCTTTTCCATATTGGATATTCAGTTTAGTATCATCTGGGATAGCATGTAACTGTTTGAGCCTAACAACTGAGTCATCACCAATCAACTCAATACGATAAACGTTACTGTTAACATTAGTATAGAATCCACCTTCAAGTCCACCATCTTGTGTATCAGTATTAAAATTGGCAGAATCATACAAATTACCGATATATCCTCTATCAGTAGGACTTGAACCATAAAAGATTAATGTTTTACCATTGATACCCAATACGCCATCAATACCTTTGATAGTACTTAACGGTTTACCGTGCAAATTATCAAATGATAAAGTTGTAACTAAATCTACATCAATACTTTCTGCAAAATTATAATCATCTTGTGCATTCGTCAAGGGTACATCAAATGCTATTACTTTAGATGTACTACCGCTTGATCCTCTATACTCGACTCCAGCAATATCACGTGTACTGACATTAGTCCTAGATACATCTACTCCATTTACTCCTGGTTGAGTTTGGATGTAAAAATCATCATCGGCTCCTACATTAAACAAATAACTTCCACCACGAACTAATGTTAGTGTTGGATTACTTATTTCTAATGGAACATTGTTTACTGATATATCATACGTGCTACCACTAGATGATACTATATCAAACGTAGCGTTTACTAATAATGTTTCTGTTGTGATTTCTACTGCTTCTGGTCCTTCTGGTACCCAATAATATTGACTAAAATTAATTAATTTATCTAGGTCAGTAAAGCTATCCCAAGAATAAAATTCGTTGCTAAAAAGTTTGTTATGATTTAAGGTAATGCCACCTTCTAACTCTAGTGCATCTATAATACCTGGGTAAGTTAACAAATCAACAGCAGTAGTGGTATCTTTCTTTTTGAAAATTACGGCAGGTTCTAACTGATAATTGGTTCTTATAGTAGAAGTTTCTGTTAGATAGTTATCCTTACTATTAACTCCGTAACCAAATTTACTACCAATAAAACCTTGTATCTTATCAAAATTAGGAGGCTGAACTAGTTGATCGAGGGTGGCATTTAAAAACTGTTCGTTGGGTTTGGTTTTAAAAATGTCCGGTAAAAACTCAATTGTTCTAATTCTTGTTGCCATTATCTATGCCTATAAATTATCTAATTTGTAATTCTGCAGGTGTCAATGCAGAAATAACTGTTATATCTGTTGCTTGGGCGCAATTAACAAATATTTCATAAGGAGCACTACGTATCTCATATAACTCACCAAATCCTAGTCTAGGATCATTTGGCACTAGTACTACTGAGTTTACTAAATCACCGATTCTACTGTGTAGGTAAGCACTTAGTTCACTAAAGTAAAATGTATCTCCAAAGTCCCAGTTGTCAATACTAAAATAATTATTAAGTTCACCCAACACAGTCGTTCTAATCTCGCTATCACTAGCTGTAGTTGTTCCTGACTTGATTACCTTAATTGTTGCTCTCAAATTAGATGATGCTTTGCTACCAAACAACGGTTTAAATTTTACACTGTTTAAAACTACACTATCAGTTAACATCTTGTAATTATTAATATCAGTGAATTGTTGATTCAATTCGTTGATACTAGGTGGAGTAGGTTCAGTTAATGTACCAGTAGTATCTTTAATCCAATTTTGATACTGAGTATAATAACTCTGTGTTACCAAATATAAATCTATGATATTAGTTGTTCCTGGATTAATACGTGTAGTATTATTAGAAATATGACGATATTGAAAGTATAGTCCTTGACGACCAGTACTAGCTTTATAATCAGTTAATTGAACAATATTATAAATGTTAGCTGAAGTGGTATCGTTTACTGATTCGTAGAATGTGTTTTCAAACACTGCATAGAATATACTTCCGACCGGAAATTCATACTTAACTGCATTGATATCTTGTAATGTTGGGAAAGATGTTAATATAGAATTGGTTTCTACCATAACATATCTGGTCAACATATTAGCATCGGTTATGCGTTTAAAGAACACGTGATAGAATATATTTTGAAGTCCGGTAACATAACCGGTTATGTCACGGAAGAAGTCTGGATCTTGAATCACACTTCCTAAACTTGGATCAATACTAGAAACCTCAACACTATAATCGTCTACATAACCATCAGTTTCAGTTGGTTGTCCAACTACACGCAATTTTAAATCTCTAGCAAAAGGTGCATTAGTAGTGGGCTGACTGTTAGATTTTAATATGTTAATGTAATCTTGCATTATCTTACCAGTCAACGGGTCATATACTAATTTGTCTTTATCATAGTTAAATCTAATTTCAGCTACGCTAGCAAAATAATAAGCAAGACTCTTATATGTTACTCTATAATTATTAGACCCTAAACTTTGAAATTTTACAAAATATTTTTGAGCATCATAATCGCCTATGCTCCAACGATTTTGATTTGCAAGTAATGTATTATCAAACAGTAATGTAAAGTTTTTATTCAAATTAACTTCTGTTATACAATCTTGAACTACATCAGATGGTATAGAATTAGTGAAGCTAGGTATAATTGTAGTCAATCTAGCCTTTGTTGGTATAGGACTTGACAATACAATAGGACCTAACCCATTGCTTAGTTTACCTTCACCATTATTAGACCCATCACCCGTAATACTTACTACAGTTGTCCATAACTGTTTAACATCTTGTGGACCTGACAAACCTTCAATCAACATATTTGAATACTGGTCAAAATAATAACCTTCCGGTGGGACAAAACGTAATAGTGCGCCCGGTGTGATATATTGTTCATTACCTGAAACGTATGTGCCTACCTGCGCAGGACCTGAATACTTATAGAAGTATCCTGTAGTCTGATTAGCATTATATGTTGCTTGTTGCCAATAAACTATATATTGGTAGCTTACTGGTGGGAAATCAACCCATGGATAATATTGAATATAATATTGATATGGTCTATGTCCACTAAGTATTTTTCCTAATGTTTCAGTTAAAAAACTTACAATCTCACTAGTAGTATTAGGATTGAAATTTATATAACCTTCTGTTTCGTTTAAATAAAGACCGCCATCATCAGCAAAATCATTTGTACTAGAAAATTTACCACTAGGATCTACTAAATCAAAATTGCGACTTACACCCACGCTTGTACGATTCAATGCCTTACTCTTAATGATCGAACTATATAATGTAAACGGGAAAGTATTGTAATCTTCTCCATTAACCATACGATTTTGACTATAGTATCTCTGTGGCGCACGTGTTTTAATATTGGTTAATGTTTCACGATTTTTAGCATTGGTTACAGGTAAAGGTAATTCAAGTGTTATTAATAATGTTTCTGTTCTGCCAATTCTATTGACATAACTTAGTGTAATATTAATACCTTGAAATTCACTTGGGTCAATTGTATAAGTTAATGCATTACTTGTACGAACATATGCAATAAAATTGCCAATTGGTATTTCACTGAATACTCCATCTCCAAAATGATAACTTACTTGGTCATTAAATCTACTAGTTACACTAAAAATTTTCTTTTTGTTATTAGATTCTTTAGATCCTTGATTAGCATAAACACTATCTACTTTAGCCCATTCGGTTAGTGCACCAGTAATATTATCAATCGAATATAGCCATGTATCGCTATTATTAATTCCTTCTATATTCAAATCAACTACCTGGTTGCTTATTTGTTCCGGTATATTAAAATTGTAAGACTGCAATGAACCTTGTTTGAAATACATGAAAAAGCCTGTACTTGGGCTACCAAATCCTAACTTATCATTTCTATACAAAATATTAAATGATCCTGATGGTGCCGGAGATTTTTCATATATGCTATTATTGTTCAAACTTGTTGCGCTAACACACTCAAACGTCATAGTCGTACCATCTACAGTTGCGGTAAAAGTTGAAGCGGGTGTAGCTGTAGCGGGTAAACGTATGCTATATTCGTCAGTCTTTACATCTAATAATGTTTGACTGTTACCTGGTCTACCAATACGTTGTGCATCTATCAATGCCGCATTTAATATTGTATTGAATTGTTCTTGCCAATTTGGGTTTGCAGGATCGTTCCATAATATACTTAAGTTACTTAAATTGACACCATTAATGTCACGTAATGATTCTGTAGTTTGTATCGCAACAATCTTTAAAAAACCTTCTGCCGCTATATTTCTTTTTGGAGTATACCCTACTAAGTTAGCTAATTTGATAACACTATCTCTGCGTTCTGCTGTGTCAATAAAGTTTTCACGGGTATTTAAATCGTCACGGAAAGCAAGACCTTGACCCATGAATGCCATAATATCAAGCAATGCTACATATTCGCTAGATTCAACAAAATCGTTAAAAGTTTCAGGATAGTATGCACGTAAGTAATCTACAAAATTCTTACGTAATGATTCATAGTCATAGCTTTGGAAGTCGGCCTGGCTATAGGTTTTGTAGATTGTTTTCCAATCATTTACACCAAATATACTAGATTGTCGTGAACTGGTTGCCATATTTGTTCTCTTTTACATATTTATCATAGAAAAAACATGGAGTTTTAGACTTGATATGCATTGTTTGTAGCTTGGTCAAACAATATTGCTAATTCAGTTGCATTATTAAATGGTGATACTGCCATTTCTACTTCAATTAAAATTCCACCTTCAACTTGAGTCACACCCACAGTATTCAATATTATTCTAGGATCGTCAGCCGCTATTCTTCTAATTTCTGATTCTAACTCTGTTCTTACATCAACTGTATTTGGTTCAAATACAAATCCCCACAGTGTAGTTCCATAATCAGGTCTTCCGGGTTTTTGCCCTTGTGGGATATTTAACGCATTGACAAAATCTCTAAAAACCAATTCCTCGTCTGTGGTTCTAAACTTTCTACCCACTCTTAGATTTTTACCGGTAGGACTATTAGTGTTATTAACCCCTCTGGTATACCCGGTAGTTTTTAAATTTTCAGTATGTTGGGTACTAAAACCGATAAAAGTTGACATAGAATATCCTTTAAGATATTTATGCTTTAGATAAATCAGCTATTTGATTACGCAAATCTTCTTGTTTTTGAACTGTTGTTTTATAAGATGCCTCTGCTGCCTTAGCCTGACTAGATTCGTCACCGTATTTGGCTTTAGCATCATATAATGCTTTACGTGTAGCATAATAATCATCTTCATTTTTATCTAATTCAGCCTTTAACATATCGTATTTTTTAACCTGATCTGCACTAGGTATTTTGAATACAGTTGACTCAGTACCAAAAGGTATAGGGGGAACTCTATCATCTCCTAATAAACTTTTAGATTGTGCTTTAATTGCGCTGAAATCAAATGTATCTTTAGCAACAGTTGGAAGTTTAACATCAACTTGTCCACCGGATCCAACTGAATTAATTGCTGAGGCTAACTTTTCGGCATCGCCCGGACTTAACCCGGTACCAGCCAAAGATGTTAAACTATCACCTTTAAGTTTATCTTTTAAGTTTTGCACTGCTGATGCCACCCCTTCAGAACCAGTAGAACCGGCTATACCTTTAAAAGCTGTTTGCAGGGCACCCAGTCCTGCAACAATATTGCTACTACCAGATAATGATGTTAGATTATTAAATGCACCTGCGGCTGCTGATGACGTAGGTAGTGAGGCTGCTTCTTTTACTGTAGCTAAATTTTGTGGGCCAGCCTTTAAAGGTTTAATTGCAGATGATATTGCACTAAACGCACCGGCTACAGCACCTTTAAGTTTTTCTGTTACGTTTAAACCACCCAATGATACTCCACTTAGTGCAGACATATTTTTCTCAGCTAAGCCAGCCGCATAGTTTCCTGAAGCTATTAAATCTTTAGGAGAGCCAACTGTCATATTGGTTAGTTGAGTTCCTAACCCAGCCAATGAACTAGCGGCTGCTGCTCCGGCACTCAATGAGTTAACATATGCCATAGTTGGGCCCATACCTACACTAGCCGCACTCATTATTAAACCTGCAACTTGTGTACTATTTTCATTACCAGTAATTAACCCGGTAGCTTTTAATCCTAGTCCACTATCTTTCATTATATCAATACCTGATTGTGCTTGTGCTTGGGGACTATTTAAATATTGATTCATATTATTAATCCCATATTTACCGGTGAACAAATTACTGGGTACTGCTTCTGAAATAGACTTACCTTGTTGTATTCCACGTTCAACAAGTTCTGCTGATCCATTTTTAAAGATACCGGAAGTCACCATTTGTTTTGGATTAAGTGCAAGACTTCCAAATGCAGCAGTTTTAATACCTTGTCCTGAAGTTAATACGCCGGCACCTGACAGGGCAGCCGGGCCAAATGGGCCAAATGCCGCAGTCATTGCCATTTGAGATACCATACTGCTACTTGCTAGTGGCCCAATTGCATCTGATACAGATGAAATATTAGGTATAGTAGCCGCTAGACTAGTAGTAGTTAACGAACTAGGATTTAGTGATGTTGCCGCACTGTTTGCTATGCTTGCAGCCTGAGTAGGACTACTTGGTAAATTATTTTCTGCATTTAAATCTGCTTTAGCATCAGTGCCTTTACCAGCAGAGGTCCATGGCATATGCGCTGGAGCACGACTAGTAATACTTGACAATTTACCCGGTGCCGGCAAGTAACCATTTTTAGGATCATATAACGTATCATCATGTGCTTTAACTGATAGTTGTTTTACTTCCTCAGGTGTCAATGAAATTTCACCACTATTAAGTTTAACATCAGGGCCTCCATTAACATATACTGTTCCTCTAGATTTCAATCCCATATCGCCAATACTTGCAAATGCCATTTTGCTTTCAACACGAACAGTATGATTTCCTTTAGTATACCCTCTATAATCAGTACCTACATAATTTGTGGTTTCTTTTAAACTTTCTATTTTTACATTTTCAGCAGAAATATTCAAATCTTTGGCTGCATTAATATTGATGTTTCTGTCAGCATGTAAGTTTAGATCACCTTGTGTTCTGATATTAACACTATTAGTTGAATACATATCAATAGTGCCTTCTTTACCTAATTCAATGTAACTTTGACCATTAGCGTGTATTATAGTTAATACTTGTGAGGCATCATTCATCATTATCATATGGCCGCCACCAGTACGCAATCTAACTAATTGATCTCTCCCTAGTATATCACCGTCGTCCATTACTAGTGTATGGCCACCACGTCTACCTATAATTTTGAAATTTTCATTAGGTGTGCTATTATTTTTTATTGCATCACCAATAGTAGTATCATCGTACCCACCTTTATATACTGGTCTACCGGGAGTGCTTATACCAAAAACATTGCTAGGACTTTCACGATTTGCACTACTTGAAATTACTCCACGATCTGGATCTCGTATCAATCCTTGGTTATTCAATATAGCAGCTTGATAACTATGTACAGGTCTAGTTTGATTTGTAAAAGTAGGGCTATTATTATTTTTTTCGTTAGCGTTATTAAACTCTGTAACTGGTAGTTTTTTTGCATCACCGTATCCAGCTGCTTCCCCGCTATTTAGGTCTACTGATGTGCTTGATCCTATAGCAGGAACCATTTGCGTCATCCCTGCTTGTGGTATACAACCTATATAAAATCCCTTACTAGGATCTCCGTTTAAAAATACACAAAGCACTTCTGTATCTATATCAGGTGGGGTAGCCCAAAATCCATAGCTATGTGGGTTGCCTACATAAGACCCACCGGTATCGTCCTTACTTGCAGTATTTCTAGTATAACCAAAAAATGGACTTAAGTATCGTACCGGTACCCAATATGCAGGATTATCTTCGTCCGGACTGTTACCACGAACGATATATACTTCAATTTTTCCCGTATGTGCTGGATCAATATTATTTTTTACAATACCTATTACTGCACTGGGTATAATTCCGGCGTTACTTGAATCATCTTTGACTGAACTTAATGATCCTGTTAATTTTGATATATTCTCAGCCATTAATTGCCACCTCTTGTTCCTCGATCACCACCTTTTGGCCGATCTGAAGGAGTAGTACTAGATGTACCATCTTCGCCAGTGTCAAACGGTGGAATTACAGTTTTTAAATCTTGAGTAAACAATCCTTTTGAAAAATTGCTTACTACTTGAGTTACCATATATGCTACACCTTGTATCTTATCTTTTACGCTATCGGGATATGGCCAAAACAAAATATCATCATCTTGTGCAGGATCTAATAACCCAGTTTGTTTGTTATAATCTTCAGTATCCCTGAAATCAACTTCAATGAATACTTGACCAGCATGTGGATTAATAGAAAATCCATCTTCTCCGTAAAAATAATCTGATTGTTCTTTCACTCCCCTAGCAGTAGCAGTAACCAAATAATCTGGATCACCTAATATTGTTATACGTGCATTTAACTGGTCACCTGGACTATATAAAAATGTTTTTACAGGTCCAATCGACTTGTCCCACCAGCCATCACCGCTTGCACCTGTTTTATCAGTACCACTAACATATCCTGGACTAACTGGTGCGCTATTAGATGAATTAGGCATTGGGGCGCCACTACCAGTCCCACCTGCATTAAAATATAACAGATTATATTGTTGGTCGTATGAGATAATTTCTTTTTGGTGTTTGGTTTTATCTTTATTATCGTTAGACAAATATAGATGCTTATATCTTTTCACCGGGCCATCATACTTTCCGGGCTTTGCTATTTTTAATCCTCTTACGTAGGGTATAGTATATTTTCTAATAATATATGTGATATCATATGCATAACTATTACGTAATTCATCCCATCCATCTGTTTTTACTTTTACTTGAGGCGTTACGGAGTACCAAACAAGTTCTTTACCTTTACTATCTGAATTATCAGAGAAATTTTTGGCTGGGTCTGTTGGCTCTTGTATTATTTGTTTATCTGTATACTTAAACGCATTCGTAATATAAGAACTTTGTGTTATAATTTGGTCAATTACTCTCAATATTTCAACACCTTTAGTAACAGTAAGTGTTTTTGTTTTTGTGTCAATGGTTGGACTACCGGCTGCCGTTCTTGCATTATTGTTTGATATATCTTTTAATGAAACAAGCGGGGCGGTACTACGGTCAACTGACTTAGGTTCCTTAACCATTAATGCTGATTTTATCGAATCGGTTTGAAATTCTATTGAGTATGAATCTTTAACTTGAATTTGTTTATTTTTTAAATATTCTTCTTGTTTATTGTTTAGATATTCTATCAATCCATAGGCTTCTTTATTTGACGTTGAAGATCCTTCTAGCATATCAGCCACTGACCTACCTTTAAGGTTTATAGTATCACTATCAATAAAACCTCTGAATTTTCCTGCAGTTATATCTTCGGAAACCATTACAGCTTTTATGTTATATATAATTTTACTATCTAATTTAAATTCAAAACCAGTTATCTTGATTGGGAAACTACGCTCAAAAACAGCATTGGTATCTGTTACTGTACTATCTGCTTTGCTGTAATTAGTAGAGGTTACAAGTTCTCCATCTTTGTTATATCCATAAAATCGTATCACTAGCATCATTATTGATTGTAATGCTTGATTGGTATTCTTTATGCCTGGGGTATTTCTAATTGAGCTGCTTTTTTGAGCCTGATTTGCGGCTCTAACTAATTTAGTAGGAAACTTAAAGCCATATGGTTCAAATACTTGAAAAGAAAACTCATACGTACTAGATGCTCTTTTTGTCTCTTGACCGGCAATGTTAGTTGTTAATCTTAAATTATCTATGTAGTAATCTAACTCAAACCCTTCTGCCCTAGCTGACCCACGATTGGCAACATTACCCACATTAGTATAAAAATCACCTATGCCACCACTACGACATATTAATTTCCAATCAGACGGGATTATTTTACTACCTTCAGTATAAGAATTATATGTTTCAGGATTTACAACATACAAACTTATATTATACGTATAGCTTGAAAAATCACTCAACGGATTATCTCTGGGTTCTTTCCATCGTAGTTTAGTACTTGCTTTGTCTACTACTATTTTTTTAATAGGTTCTGTTTTGTCTTCCGGTGATATGTCAGGTGAATTGGGAATAGTATCCCCTTGGTCAAGACCAGTAGTGTCTGCTTCTGTAGTGGAATTTAAAGATTTGACAGGAGTTGGTGGTAAAATTTCTTGCGTAACAGATGAATTAACTATAGGTGTTCCATATGATCCGCCGCCTCGACCGGCTGCAATCTTAGTTAAATTATCACCACTAGCCACTGTGTAAGTTATATCATTAGACAGAGTAAGTACTTGTCCAGGATATATCAAATTAGGATTATTACCTATTACATCTTTGTTTGCGGCATATATTGCTTGCCACGTAGTGACCGTAAAATTGTCAGGTGCTGCCATATTATAAACTCAATGCGTTTTCTAATGTAGTATATTGTGGCAAATATATCCATGTACCTAACACAAAATCAAACAATGGATCTTTAAGAGTATTGGGGTTGCGCTGTGAAAATACCCACCATAATTTACTATCATTGTATAAGTCATACGCTAACAAATCTGGACGCAAGTTATATGTTGTGTTTATTTGAAAATATACATCATCAGGTAATGATGGTATAGGCCTATTCTCCATTACATCTAAAAATAAATTTTTATAAACAGTGGTAGAATAATAAGGACTTGTTTGTCTATATGTTGCCATTACCAAAATCCCTTCTTAATTAATTCACCAGAAGCATATTTTTCTAAACTAAATGTTTTGCTAACATCACTACGGGTAACTATTACATGAGCACCTAATGTAATTTGCATTTTTGTAGGTACGTATGAATTTTCTTCTGATATGCTAGAAAGATTTTTAAATGTAGGTGATGGGGGTTTTGCGTTGGGGGGTGCACCTGCCATTTTTAAACGTATTCGTTGAAATATGTTAGTTGATTTTTTTGGAGAGGTATCCTCTGCCGTAATCATCCCTGATCCCTCCCAATCAGTTATTGCTTCAGTCCTTATATAATCTACATCAGTGGGCAACGTGTATTGAAATGATGAAATCACTAATGGGTGTTTATTGAATTGATATGCACCTAATCCCGAAAGATAACATAGTGGTGGAGGTGTTCCGCCTCTAGGATTAGAATCTTGACCATAAAACATTTTAGTAACCGATCTAAAAAAGTGTATCACTGCTAATAGATACTTAGCTTCATTTGTATCCTGTGCTGTGAATTCTGCTGTGATTTGTATATCGTCAACACTACTACCCTTATAGAATTGAAGCCTGTAATTACTATGTGCAACCTCTGTTGGGTCATAGTTAGCACGATATGATACACTAATAGTGGGCATATACGGAAACAATACACCTGAGGTTGATCTTAACGGGGCTAATATATTTGTTTTGCTCATATTCTCAGCCATGTATAAGTAGTTTGCTTTAGGGGCCAAACTCAATCTAACTCTCCAATCATTTTCAGCCACCGCAGCTTTAGTTGATATTGTGTTACTGGTTGTTTGGCGTCGTTCTGCTAAAGCCGCTGTAAGTGCAGTTTGTTCTGTTTCAGTAGCTCCGCCAAATGTATTTTCATAATAATTATCAGATGGGGTCGCTTGACCTTCAATTTGAGATGATCCATCTGATGCGGTGGTACTTGATGATTCTGTAGAACTTACTGTTTTTTGATCTGAACTTTTTGCAGGAGGAATTGACTCAATCAGTTCCCCTTTAGAATTATATTTCTCAATAGTTCCGTCAGTGGTTGTTACAGAGAAAGAGTTATTTGCCGAATTTTCAAGATTTACCCTTTCTTGTAAATATGCAACAGATTTTTCTAGTTGCGTTACTCTTGATATATCAGCGGCGGTCTTGTTGGGTGCCGCTTGGGCGGCGGCTAAATTCTGTTTAGATATTTCTAGTTGTTGTTCTTGTGGGGTTGCCATTGATATATACCTTTACTAAATATATTTATCGCATTAAAAAATCACCTTTTTTACCATAAGTTGTTGCTTTTCTACAACTTAAGTGTTATACTTTGCTTAACAGAAACTACGGAGAAATATGAGTTTACCAAGTAAAAAACCAGTCAATTACCTTAATAATAAGGATATTTTAAAAGAAATACATTCAAGCAAAAATACATATTGCGCTTATCTAAAACCAGAGGATCATAGATATGATTTCATTGTAGATATGCCCACAGAGGCATTAGAAAAAAGTCTTGATTATATCTTAAAACCAGAAACTATCCAAACAGCAAAAGAAACTAGAGCGACACGGTTAAGTGTAGAAACTGGAGAAAAAGTAGACCCAGACTCAATAGCAGTAACAGATTTAGTATTTCGTGTAATGACATGGGATCATATCCCTGTGGCGCCCAAGCAACCCAGAAAAATAGATAAAAAGAAAACAGCAAAAGACTTTTTTGAGTTTGATGAAGATGGAGAAGAGATTTTTGCAGAACTAGAAGATCCTACAACTAAAGCTGAGATTGATGACATGGTTCATGTCAAAGTAAATTTTCCTCCTTTCCAACACTATAAATTAACCAAAGTTAACAATTTCAAATGTGTTGGCAAGAGTCATTGGATTGGTGATTTAAAAACCGGTGAGTTTAGTAAGGATCAAGGTACTATCACAGATAAACTTGCTCGAATGTACATTATGATGTGTGAAAAATATGCTATGAAATTCAATTGGCGTGGGTACACATACAATGATGAAATGCGTAACAGTGCCATTCTACAGCTTACATATGTTGGACTACGATTCAACGAAGCAAAAAGTGCCAACCCTTTCGCATACTACACAGCCGCAATTACAAATAGTTTCTGCCGTGTATTAAACACCGAAAAGCGTAACCAGAACATAAGGGACGATATTTTAGAAATGAATGGGCTTAATCCAAGTTGGAGCCGTCAGGGCACATCAAGCATTGTGTACGAAGAATAATTTAACCAACAGAGTTGCATTAGTAACTCTGTTTCTATATAATAACTGAATGAGTAACCTTTTCAAGAAAGCAGCCGTTTTTACGGACATACATTTTGGTCTAAAGAGTAACAGTCTACAACATAATTTAGATTGTGCTAACTTTGTAGACTGGTTCATACAAAAAGCAAAAAGTGAGAATTGTGAAACTTGTTTCTTCCTTGGTGATTACAATCATCACAGAGCAAGTATCAATATCCACACTTTGCAATTTGGATTACAAGCATTGGAGAAATTAAATGCTAATTTTGATAGAGTATATTTTATACCAGGCAATCACGATCTTTATTATCGTGACCGCAGGGACATTCATAGTGTTGAGTGGGCTAAACATTTACCAAACGTACACATCATCAACGACTTCTACAAAGAAGGAGATGTAGTAATAGCCCCCTGGCTAGTACAGGACGATTACAAAAAGGTTCAAAAACTAAGTAGCAAATACATGTTTGGTCATTTAGAATTACCTAAATTCTACATGAATGCTATGGTAGAAATGCCCGATCACGGTGAGATTAACGAAGACCATATGAAAGGCTTTGAGAAAGTATTCAGTGGTCACTTTCATAAACGACAAGCACGTAAAAATATTTGGTATATCGGTAATAGCTTTCCACACAATTATGCTGACGCAGGTGATGATGCTAGAGGCATGATGATATTGGAATGGGGTGAGGAGCCTGTATTCCATAGTTGGCCTCGTCAACCATTATTTAGAGTTTACAAACTTAGCGATGTACTAGAAAATCCAGAAGGGTTGCTATTGATTGATAGTCATGTTAGAGTACATCTTGATATTGATATTAGTTATGAAGAAGCAAACTTCATACGTGAAACTATGATACCAGAACATAAACTTAGAGAAATGGCGTTGATACCTATGAAAGTTGAACAAACTGAAACTCAAGGCTTTGACGGTCTTAAGTTTGAGAGTGTTGACCAAATCGTTATTGACCAGATTAACAGTATTGAATCAAATACATTTGACAAAAAGATACTGTTAGAGATTTACAACAATCTATGAAGATACCCAGAGAAGTCAGAGAATTAGAATCGTTAATAAAAGTAAACAAACATTTGGGTATCGCTTTATCTGAGTTAACTCATACTCATTCCTATATAGGTAGCTTAAGAGAACAAAAAAGTTTGATTAAAGTTAAACTCAAATTAGAAGGTATAATAGAACGAACATTAAAGTCTGAGAAATCAGCCAAAGACAGTTTTTTTAGAAAATTAAAATGATAACACTAAAGAATATTACATTACGGAACTTCTTATCAATCGGACAAGTCACTCAAGCAGTTGATTTTAACCGCCAAGACTTAACACTTATTCTGGGTGAGAACTTAGACTTAGGCGGTGATGGCGCTCGTAATGGTACAGGTAAGACTAGTCTTATTCAAGGTCTATCATACGCATTGTTCGGCGTACCCATTAACAGTATCAGAAAAGATAATTTAGTTAATCGCACAAATGGAAAGGGTATGCTAGTTACACTAGAGTTTAGTGTAAATGGTATCGACTATAAGATTGAGCGTGGTCGTAAGCCAAACCTACTGAGATTTTATGTAAACAATGATTTGCAAAAGGGTTTGGATGATGCACAGGGTGAGAACAAAGAAACACAGGCTCAGATTGAGAAAATAATTTGTATGTCTAGTAGCATGTTCCGCCACATTGTTGCATTAAACACATATAGTGAACCGTTTCTAGCACTAAAAGCAAATGAACAACGTGAAATCATTGAACAACTATTGGGTATTACCCTGCTATCTGAAAAAGCAGAATCAATCAAAGTTTTATTAAAAGAAACTAAGGATAATATTCAGGGTGAAGAATTCAAAGTCAAAGCTATTGAAGAAGCCAACAAACGAGTTAAAGAACAAATTGATAGCTTAAAACGTAGACAAGGACTATGGCAAAAGAAACATGAAAGTGACTTGGCCTATCTGGTTGCACAGTATGATGAACTTGCTAAAGTTGATATTGAAAAAGAGTTATTGGCTCATAAAGAGTTAATTATATACAATCAACAAAAGAAAGCACAGGATGAGTACAATGCATTGTTGGCTCGCCAAACTGCTTGGCAACAGAAACATGATAGTGACATTACTGTGGCACGTACTGCTTACTTACATAAGAATGAGTATGACATTGAAGCCGAACTTAAATTATGGAGTGATTTAAAAGAGTGGCTCAATGATGAATCATCTCAAAAGACTATTGCTACTGCAATAGATGTCCAAACAAAAAATATTACAAAAGAAAAAAAATTAATTGAAAAATTGGTTCAAGAACTTAAAGAACTTGAGGATCACAAGTGTTATGCGTGTGGTCAAGACTTCCATGACAATAAACATTTAGAAGTTACAACAGAAAAGACTAAATTACTTGAAAATGCCCGTAGTGAGTTAGCTGAACTTGAAACGCAATTAGCAAATAATAAAGCACTAGTTAAAGAGTTAGGTGCTAAACCCACACCATCGTATAAAACAGAAGCAGAAGCTATTCGTCACGGTGGTGACGTAGCTAACTTAAAGAAAGTTTGGGAAGATAAGAAACAAGAATCTAATCCATTCAGTGAACAGTTAAATGAATTAACTCCAGTAGTATTAGGTTCCCAACCCGTTACTCATTATGATACAGAAGTTGAGGCCGTAAAACACTCAAGTCAAGTTGCTAATATATTGGCGCAGATTGAAAACAAGTCAAGTGAAAGTGATCCATACAGTGAACAGGTTAGTGAAATGGAAAGTAATGCATTGCAAAGTATTGACTTTGATGCAATCAACAAACTAACTAAAACTATGGAGCATCAAAAGTTCTTGTTAGATATACTAACTAGCAAAGATAGTTTTGTTCGTAAGAAGATTATTGACCAAAACTTAAGTTACTTGAATAGTCGATTGACACATTACCTAGATAAGATTGGGTTACCGCATCAAGTTATCTTTCAAAATGATTTACAAGTTGAAATTACTGAATTGGGCCGTGAACTTGACTTTGACAATTTAAGTCGAGGTGAACGTAACAGATTAATTTTAGGCTTGAGTTTTGCATTCAGAGATGTTTGGGAGAACTTATATGCACCAATCAATACACTATTCATTGATGAATTGATTGATAGTGGATTGGACACAATGGGTGTTGAAAACAGTATTGCTATTCTTAAGGATATGTCACGTAGACGGCATAAGAGTATCTGGCTTGTTAGTCACCGTGAAGAATTAGCAGGGCGTGTGCCCAGTGTCTTGAAGGTAGTAAAAGAAAAGGGTTTCACGACCTACAGCACATCAGTAGATATGGAATAATTTGTGTACCAGAATTAAAAGCAAACATTATACACGAATTAGAAAGTAATCTGATACAGCACGGTACATTAACTACAATAGCTAAAAAATTCAATTGTAGCATTGATTTGATAAGTAGAATACACAAAGATATTAATTTATACAAAGAGGCATTAAATGAGTGGGTCAAAAAGTAAGAATAAAGGTAACGCATTCGAGCGTGAAGTTGCTAATTTTTTATCTAAAACATACAATGCCTCTTTTGTTAGAGCAGCACATAGCGGTGCATTTATAGGTGGAACAAATAATCACCGAAAAGAATATCTAAGTGAGAATCAAGTTAAATCATTCAAAGGTGATATCATACCACCTGATGATTGGAAACATTTCAATGCCGAAGCGAAAAGTTACGCTGACTTTCCGTTTCACCTATTACTTACAGGTGAATGCAAACAACTTGATTCGTGGCTAGAGCAATTACTTGATGTAGAAGATACTGATGATTTAAATATTCTTTTTATGAAATTTAATCGTAAGGGTCAATATGTAGCAGTACAAGGAAAACTAACATGGAAGGCAGATAACTGTCTTTTCTATAGTAGTGTAAAGTACGGTGATTGGGTCGTAATGGAACATTCTAGCTTTTTCAAAAATAATGCAGAATTAGTAAAACAATATTCAGGCACAACAACAGACACAAAGTCAAATAATACAGAAACAAAACAATTTTTAGATTTAACAACCGTAGGCTGAGTTTGTCAGTCCTCCTTGAGTTTGTACAGATTGTGCTGTGCTGACGGATCTGGAGTATGCACGTTAGTAATAGCGTGGAACACCGAGAGGGCAATCTACATAGGGAACCCTCAATGAGTCTGTAATTAACTCTATCTTGCGATTACAGAACATGCGTTGTCGAAGAACCAAACTATATTTGGTAGCTTCACTACAGTCCCATATAAACTTTACAGGACAACCGGTGGCGAATAGTAACAGAAAAAGTTAACTAGTCGGGGAATAGATGGCAAAGGATGACAGGCATGGCAAAGTTTTTCCAATGGTAGTGCAATTTTGCACTACCATGGCTTCAAAGCGGCAAAGTATTCCAATACAATAAAGTTAAATAAAATCTAAAAGAATACCGAACGTGATACTGAGCAAAGCGAAGTATGAGTGAAGGTAGATGACCGAAGGTCATCTTTAAAGAATAAGGCTACTGTAGTTTATGATAAATGAATAATTACGGTTAGAAGAATGGAAGTCCTGACTTCTTAGTAGTTTCCATATTTTCTTCAATAAGTTTGCTTATTGATTTTCTTTCAGTAACACTCATGTTAAGAATATCTGTATAGCTAGCACCACCTCGCATATACCAAGCCATCTTCATCGCACCGGATTTAATATCCTCGCACTCACGCTCCAATTGATCTAATAGGCCCTTGATTCCCTCGGAGTCAAGCGAAAGGAGCCTTAACCGAAAAAAGTTGTTGCGTTGATAGTAAACTCTTGCTGATATTCGTGACTACAGTGTACACATTTTATATCTAGTGGTTTATTTTCTGTAGATTGGCGCAATTCTACATTTACTTGTTTAATGCTTTCAAACGTTTTAGCATCAATATTTCTTAAGAACTCATCAATATATGCTGGGTCAAATACAGTAGCGTTTGGAGTTTTTACATATTCAATTGTTTTTGTAATCAATGTAATAGTCATGTTATTAATAACTTCCAAAGCCCTAGCTGTCTTTTCATTTTTTTGATTAGCATCTTCTTCAGATTCGATGTTTAACAACATTTTTTGTATTTCAAATTGCATGATACTAGTTTGATTTACTTCTCTGTATGGTAAAGGTTTGAATTTAATAATCAAATCTTCTCCAATCTCTAGAGGTTTGTTATAATCACCGGGCTTAAAATTAGCCAAAATACCTGCTAAGTTTACATCATATTTTGCTTCTTCATTACAACTAGGACAACTTGTTTCAATCTCCATTAAATTACCATTTGTAGCGGCACGTATAGCAACTAGTATAGGATCTAAATCAAGTACTGGAATTTCCCATGGATCTAAAATATTAGGGGCACAACTTTTGATTACTTCAAATATCGCAATACCGTTATATAATGCATCCGGAGTTCTGCTGGTAATCTCATCAATTGCAGTCATAGGATATATAGGTATTTCTCCATTCTCTGGTAAATTAATTGCGTTTTCAGAGTATCCTGAGCCACCTGATGGCAATCTCAGATATAATGCTGGTCTACGAAAATATTGTTGTAGGGGGTTGCTTGAAATGGGTGCCATGTTTTATCCTAAATTTTGATGTACTAAATACAATTAGTACCAACTATATTTATAGGTTAAAAAATCATGGCAGATATTAATACACAGCAAATACAAGACGCATTAGACGGATTATCCAGAACTACCAATGCGTTAGGAGCCGCTGAAGCGGCTGTTGCCGGTGAACAAGCAAAAAATGCACAAGCAATTAAAAACGCTACTGCCTATTTTAAACAGTTGGGAAATACGTTATTAAGTTCAGACCGTTCACTAGGGAAATATAGTAACTCAGTATCACAAGCCGCCGATGCCGCAGCCTCTGTTGCTAACAATTTTGGTGTAATTGGAATGGCTGCAGGCACACTAATAAAAATATTTGGTAGTTTGGCAGCCGCCGGGTTAAAACAAAACGATGGGTTAATAAGCACGTATAGAACCTTATCAAATTTTGGCTCATTAAATTTTGATTCAACTGTTGATGGTATAGAACAGTTAAAAGATCAATTAAAAGATATTGGTTCAACTTATGAAAATTCTGCATACTTTTCAAAGTTAATAGGTGATATTGCTCCTGATTTGATTTCTTTATCAGGTGATGTAGGGAAAGGTAGAAAAGACATTGCCGGTATGGTTGGAACTTTACTTAGCACAGAAGAACGTAGATTAAAGAATTTAGGCTATACTACTGAAAGCATAGCAGAAACTGCAGGTAAATTTACAGCCATACAATCTAGATTAGGTATCAATCAAGGCAATCAACAAGATAAATTAGTAGCCAGTTCATCAAAATATATGACAGTATTAGCTGAGTTAAGCTCATTAACCGGACAAAGTAGAGATATAACATTACAGCAATTAGAAGCACAAACTAGAGATGTTCAGTGGCGCGCATATTTGAGTAAATTAGGAAAAGAAGAACGTGAAGCAGCCGTAAATCAAATTGCAACTATTCAGGCTTTAAACCCAGCTTGGGCTGAGGCTGCTAAAGAAGTTAAGGCGTTGAATGGTGGTTTTAGAACTCAAGCTACTGCAATGACTATGACTCAAATTCCTGAATTAATGCAAATTATGGATGAAAATGCTAGAGTAGCAAAAGAAGGTGGAAATGCTACTTTAGATTTATATAGTCGTTTTGGTAAGGCTGCCCCTGATATAGAAAAAAGAGTAGGACAATTTAGAGACTCTGTTATTAATATGGACGCGGCTTCAGCCCAACAGTTACAAATTAACTATCAATTGTTTGACACATTAGAACGATTAAAAAATGCCAAGACTCCTGAAGAAATTCAAAAATTTGCTGAAGAAATGAAAAAACTTGCTGCCCAAGATAAAGGTAGATTAGCAGAACAAACACGATCGGAGCAACTACAACGCCAAAGAGATAATGCACTGGCTGATTTACAATTTGGTGCAGCCAATCAATTGATACCTGCACTTAATAAATTAAGTGAAATAGTTAATGATACCGCATATGGCGTGGCTAGATTTGCAAAAGCTATAGCTAATTTTGTCGGTTTGAATATTGACTGGACCGAAAGTTTTAGACAGTTTAACTCAATTAAAGCTACACAAGATGCACTACAAGAATATGGAGTTAAAGAAAAAAAGTTAAAAGAAGATCAGATTAAAATTCAAACTGAACTTAATGCTGCCCAAGCGAAAAAACAAGACCTAGATAAAAAAGGTACTCCATCTGAAAACGTATCTAAAGAAATTACTAACCTTCAAAATAATTTAGGTGAAATTACTAGTCAGTTGTCTGCAACCGAATCAAGTAGAAAAAATGCTAGAGCCGCTCAGAAAAATTTAGCAGTACAAGGTGGTACTAATGTCAGTGGTGCTTTAGTTGGTTCAGGAATAGGAGTAGATGAAAGTTTAGGTGGGTTGCGTAAAGTAAGATTATCGGGTGATACTCACCGTGAGGGTTCACAACTTGACCCTCGACTAATAGCAGCCGCACAAAAACTAGAACAAGGTCTCCCTGAATTAGCAATGTTCACATCATTCAATGATGAATATCATACCAAAAAAAATCCTAATTCAAAACATACTATAGGTCAAGCTATAGATTTTACCTTACAAAAAGATCCTACTCCGGAAGAGTTTACAGAAATAGCAAAAAAGTTAAGAAATTTTGGATTCACTGGATTAATTAAAGATGAATACAATAAGCCTGATGATAGGACTAGAGGTAAACATATACACGCAGAGTTAGCTACTGGTGGTATTATCTCAGGACCCAAAACAGGATATCCGGCAATGTTGCATGGAACAGAAGCAGTTATACCTATGAATATGTTTAAAGATTTTGGAAATCTCATTACTAAATTTCCTTTACAAAGTGGAACAGGTACCGGTAATATGAATAATAATATGGATTCATTAATAACTGTTATGGATTCTATAGCAACAAAAATAGATGAAATGGTTAATTATCAACGAAGATCCGTAAACACACAGGAAGAGATTTTAACATATACCAAGCATTAACAGATAAATATTAGTATGACATATAAAAAGCGTTTTTCCGGACCCAATACAACTGGTCAACTTAGTCCCATTTCAGGTAACAATAGTAACCAAGGCGCCTGGAACAACGATCCAATACCGTATAATCCAAAGTCTGCAAGTGCATACTATAGCAACGATCAATTTGGTTATAAGAACTATCAAAGTCGATTACCGGAAGTATATACGGGTCACCCAAATCGTATTGAACGATATAATCAATATGAAATGATGGATGTAGATGCTGAAATTAATGCATGTTTAGATATCATTGCTGAGTTTAGTACACAGAAAAACGAGCAAAATAGTACCCCATTTGAGATAGAATTTCACGAAGATCCTACTCCACACGAAATAGAATTAGTAAAGAAACAATTACAACAATGGTGTAAATTGAATGAATTTGATACTAGAACATTCAAAATATTCCGTAATAGTATAAAATACGGAGATCAGGTTTTCATCCGTGACCCTGAAAACTTCAAGTTATATTGGGTTGATATGACTAAAGTAACAAAAGTTATTGTTAACGAAAGCGAAGGCAAGAAACCTGAGCAGTATGTTATTAAAGATATTAATCTTAACTTGCAAAATTTAACTATTGCTGAAAAAATATCAACTGACTTTGCCGCAAGTCCAAGTACAGGTTTTGGTGGCACCGGTGGTGGTGGTAGTTCTGGTGGCTATACAGTACCAAGCATGCCACAAGGTACTGCTGGTAGTCGTTTTACATTAGGTTTAAATGAAGCCGCTATTGAGGCTAAACATATAGTACATTTAAGTTTGACAGAAGGTTTAGATAGATTTTGGCCTTTTGGACAAAGTATCTTAGAAAATATTTTCAAAGTATATAAGCAAAAAGAATTATTAGAAGATGCTATTCTTATCTATCGTGTGCAACGTGCTCCGGAGCGTAGAGTATTCAAAATTGACGTTGGTAATATGCCAAGTCATATGGCTATGGCTTTCGTTGATAGAGTTAAAAATGAGATTCACCAAAGACGTATACCAAGTGTAGGTGGTGGCTCAAGTATTATGGATGCAACATATAACCCATTATCAATGAATGAAGATTATTTCTTCCCAGTTACAGCAGATGGCCGTGGTAGTGATGTTACTACATTGCCCGGTGGTGATAATTTAGGTCAGATTGATGATTTGCGTTACTTCAACAACAGATTAGCACGTGGATTACGAGTACCAAGTTCATACTTACCACAAGGTCCAGAAGATAGTCCAACTCCATTAGCAGATGGTAGGGTTGGAACAGCTATGATTCAAGAGTTTCGCTTCAATCAATACTGTGAACGATTACAAAAGTATATTAGTCAAAAATTAAATGACGAATTCAAGTTGTTTATGCGTTGGAGAGGATTGAATATTGATAGTAGTTTGTTTGATATCAAATTCAATGCACCGCAAAACTTTGC